GATGCTATCGAAAAGATCATCCGGAAATATCAAAAAGGTGAAATCCTTTCTATCCGTTTCCTCCTCGATCCGCGTGTAAAGGTCTGTAAAGCCAAACCGCTTCAGATGCTATCTGCCACTTTCTCGCATAAAATTCTTCGCGTACATGCAAAAGTTGTAACAATCGAAAATGAAGTCTGGAAGATATCGGTAGTCAGCAGCCAGAACGCAACAACAAACCCCAAACTGGAACGCGGTGTAATCTTTATTTCCGACGAAATATTCAATTTTGACAAAACCGTATTCGAACATGAATTTAACACAGCAAGAACTGGAAACAATCGAGAAACTGGCAGGACTGTTCTACACCCCCAAACAGATTGCAATAATTCTGGAAATAGATCCGGAAATGTTCGAAGCACATATCCGCTCCGAAACTGGAAATACATATAGAGCATATTACAAGGGCTATTACGAAGCTGATATCGAACTCCGGAAAAGCATCACACAATCTGCATTATCAGGTAGCTCACCGGCACAAACAATGCTCCGGGATATTCAAAAACAAAGCAGAATTTCAGAATAATTCATATATTTGCAAGAACATTAACTGTTTAAAACAATAAATTAACCTTTAAATTATCAGACATTGAAACATATATTATTGATCTTTTGCCTGAGTATAAGCTGTTCTTTATTTGCACAAAAAAAAATAAAGAATTCTGTCGTTCTTTCGACAAATGACACTGTCAGTGTTAATGACGCCATCATTTTGAAAAAGGGATCTTCACAAGATGCTGCTTTCAGTTTTGTACGTACAAGGTCTGATTACAGTGTCTCTTCCCAATATAGTAATACACAACAAGAAATACTTTATTTCAAGGAAATAGATAATATTTGTTATGCTTATACATTCAGCTTTATTATTGATTTGGAGAAAGCCTTGAAAAAC